CGCCAAGACGTTCAGGCAGGAATACCAGGCCACGTGGGAGACCTATTCTGGAATCATCCACTGGGGATTCTCCATGAAAGAGAACGTGAGACATTTTGATGAACCACTTGACAACAACATCATACACATAGGAATGGACTTCAACCTTGACCCAATGGCCGCGGTGGTCAGTTATATAAAGGATGGCAAAGTCTTCATAATGGACGAGATACAGATTTGGAGTTCAAACACAGAAGAGATGTGCCAGGAGATACATCGTAGATATCCAGGCAAGAAGATATTCGTTTATCCAGATCCCGCTTCAAGACAACGTAAAACATCAGCGGGTGGTAAAACTGATCTAAGCATTCTCATGAATTCGGGTTTCATATGCAAGGTGCCCCCAAGGCACATGGCGGTCAGGGACAGGATCAATTCCGTCAACGCCAAGTTGTGTTCAGCCTCTGGAGAGCGACAGGTGTTCATACACCCCAAGTGTAAAAATCTGTTAAATAGTATCAGCAAACACACATACAAAGAGGGAACCGTGTTGCCAGACAAGACGCAGGGATTTGACCATATGAACGATGCACTAGGATACCTAATATCATTCTTATACCCAATCAAGACCGCATACGAGCAACAGGCACCAGAGAGATTTGGAATCAAGATAGGAGCAATCAGATAATGGCACAGGACATCTACGGCCTAACAGGCACATCATTCACGGACTCATCAGGCAAGACCATATCACTGCCAGTGCACCAGGACTACGACATGTATATCAACCACTGGAAGTTCCTCAAGCGATCATACCTGGGTGGTGCTGAATACAAGAGGGGCATGTATCTCAAGAGATACCAATACGAGAACGAGGGCGAATACCTAACCAGACTATCACACGCGGCGGAGGACAACCACTGCCGATCCATAATACACACATACAACTCATTCCTATACAGGCAGGAGCCCAAGAGGGACTTCGGCAACCTAGACAACTCACCAGAATTGGAGCAGTTCTTGAAGGACTGTGACATGGATGGCAGGAGCTGGGACTCATTCATGCGTGAGGTCAACATACAGAGCTCGATCTACGGACACGTCTGCATATTAGTGGATCGTCCAGAGACCGTGGTGGGCACCAGGGCGGAAGAACTGGCACAGGGCATAAGACCTTACGTGACCATATACACGCCAGAGAACATACTCAACTGGAGATTCGTGAGACAGCCCAACGGACACTACGAATTGATGGAACTGATGTTGCTGGAGCAGGATGAGAGACCTTACCAGAGACAGGGCGAGTTCTACATCCGTAAGTGGACGCCAGACGCCATAGAACTATATTCATACAACGGCAATGACGCCAAGGAGCCAATGAAGATCGTTGAGTCCAGACCCAACCTACTGGGCAAGGTTCCAGCGGTGTGGGCCTACGCCAACCGTGGACCCATCAAGGGCATCGGTGTGTCAGACATCGACTCCATAGCACAGGCACAGAGGTTCCTGGGCAACTGTTATTCAGAGGCGGAACAACTTATCTCACTGACCAATCATCCAAGCCTGGTCAAGACAAGATCAGTGTCAGCACAGGCGGGAGCCGGTGCCATAATCGACATGCCGGAAGAACTGGATCCACAACTTAAACCATACCTACTTCAACCAAACGGTGGTAATCTTGAGGCCATACTAAAGACCATGGACGAGACCGTCAAGTCAATCGACAGGATGGCTCACATGGGTTCAATCAGGGCCATCGAGACCAGACAGATGTCAGGCGTGGCCATGCAGTCAGAGTTCCTGATGCTGGACGCCAAACTGTGCGAGAAGGCCAAGAACCTAGAGCTGGCGGAAGAACAGATATTCAGATTATTCGGTCTATGGCAGGGCGAGGCCTGGGATGGAGAGATCAAGTATCCAATGGCTTTCCACATCAGGGACAAGAACCTGGACATGGACATAATCAACAAGGCCGCGAGTGCCCAGAGGGACTCGGCACAGGCCACTCCAAGTGTGAAATCAATTATTGATCAGAAGACGATCGAGATACTAGCGAAGGATGAGGACGAACTGGAAGAGATGGAGAACCAACTGGCGGACGATGGCACACAGCATCCACCGATGACCGATCCAGTGGCCATGATCACCCACATGAGGGAGATGATCCAGCAGGGCTACACCAATGAAGAGATATTGGAACTGCATCCGGAGATAGCACAATTCTTTGGAGGCACAAATGGCTCAATACCAGGGCAGGAAGATAACACTCAATAAACCATTCAGGACACCGGGCAAGAGCAAGAAGTTCGCGGTGTATGTGAGGAACCAACGCACCGGCGACGTCAACATAGTCAGGTTCGGTGATCCCAACATGCGTATCAGATCCAACATACCAGCCAGGCGGAGATCATTCATGGCCAGGATGGGTGCGATCCTACAGAAGGTGCGTGGACAGAAATCACTGAGCCCAGCATACTGGTCAATCAGGGCATGGAGGTAGAGCATGGCAGGCATCAAGACCCGCAAGGGACAGCAGACACATCACATGAAGTATTACGCCCGGGGGCAGGAATGGAGACCTTGCAAGGTGGTGCAGAAGAAGAGATCAGGCAATGGCACCAGGACATTCATGGCCGCACAATCAGTGCAGACCGGAGAGATATACAAGAACAGCCACGGGCTGACGGCACCATGGCATTCAATACACTTCACACCCACCAATGATTAGGAAATTATACAGATTACCAGAGGAGACCGCCAGGCACAGGCAGATGAAGCAGTTGTGCCTTGACTACTTCACCCACTATGACAAATTGATGAAGCACCCCAGCAAGACCAACGCCGCCAGGGCCAGGAAGGCCTGTGTGCTGTTGAAACGAGTGGCACACGCCAGGGGAGTTGAACTGTTGGACCTATACGCTCCATCAAGGAACGAGGGCAGACCCGAGAAGTTCCCAACCAAGCACAGGAAAAAGGAGGACCAAGATGCCAGGACCTAATAGAAGCGGTAGAAGGAAACCGATGTCATCCGGTAGAAGGAAGCCTAGGAAACCAAGTGGTAGACGTAGGTAAGGACATTGAGAAATGGATCAGACAGGTTGTTGCTAAAACTCATAAGGCGAGTGGAGCGGCAATCTGTCCGTTTGCGAAAAGAACACTCGAGGATCGCAAGATACAGATCACGCCTGCGAAGACAGATGTGCTGGATCAGATTGATCAGTGTTGCGGTCTTTTTGTTAGCCTTGGGCTGGACATTGTCATCCTATATTTCACTGACGAGATAACCGAACGAAAACTCGCCAACCTGTGTAGGCGGGCACACCGGAACAATCCCGACTACGCCATAATGTATGACCACCCCGACAATGATGGACTACATAAGGGTGTGTCATTCAGTTATGGCCGACGGCCATTGGTGATGATACAGGATATGGCGAAACTGAAACAAGCACAAAAAAAGTTGAAACAATCTGGATACTACGAGAAGTGGTCTATAGATTCGTTTGACCAGTTTTACTAATAAATATCAACACATTGTGGTATATCCTGCCACGCACAACAAAAGGAGGACTACGATGAGTCAAGAACAAACATCGCAAGACGTTCAGACTGCCACTGGGGCGGCTGACACAGTCTCTAACACGATCCAGGCTACAGCGGACAATCAACCCGCGAAAGTCTATACGCAGGCGGAACTCGATGCGGTGGCGGCTGAAGTTAGAAGAAAAGCCGAAGCCAAACTGGCCAAGAGATTCGAGGGCATAGACGTTGAGAAATACCAGACTCTAATGCAGAAGGAGGAAGAACTAAAGATCTCCCAAGCAAAGGAGAAGTCAGAGTTTGAGAAACTGTTGAAGGAGAACGCAGAGAAGTTCAATTCAAAGATTTCAACACTGACATCTGAACTGACCAAGATCAAGGTGGATGGTGCATTGATAAATGCCGCATCGACCAAGAAAGCGGTGAACCCAGAACAGGTCGCGAGGCTCGTGAGGGACAACATCCGCATGTCAGAGACAGGTGAGGTTGAGGTCATTGATCCCAAGACGGGTCAGACTAGATACACTGACAATGGTGATCCCTTGACGGTAGATGGGTTGGTAGGAGAATTCTTACAATCAAACCCACACTTCGTCTCAGCGGGACAACCAGGCGGTGGATCCAAGTCCAACACTGGCACACAAGGTGTTTCCCAAGTTGATGTTAATAAACTGGACATGACAAATCCAGAACACAGGAAGGTCTACGCCGAGTATCGCAAGAAACAAGGCTTCTAGGTCTTCTAAATTAACAACTAAAAGGAGATTAGCAAAATGGCTAATGAATCAACTACAAGTAGTTTGAATGATCTGATAGCACCCATCGTGCAAGAAGCGATGTTCGTGGCATCAGAGACTTCAATCATGCCTGGTCTTGTGAAACAATTCACAGTTCCAGCAAACGCAGGTAAGGTATTACAAGTGCCTCTATACCCTGTGCAAACAATCGCCTCAGACACAGCAGAAGCGATTGACCTATCAAACACTGAGATCTCAACTGGTGTTGCCAACATCACATTGACTGAAGCAGGTATCATGACTACACTGACTGACATGGCTAGAAACCATTCAGTGTCAAATGTTGTTGCTGACCTAGGTAAGTTATTTGGTGAAGCGATTGCGAAAAGACACGACAGAGCTTTAACTAGCCTGTTCTCATCTTTCACATCACAAATCGGTGCGGCTCAAGACGAGCTAGAAGTAAAAGACCTGTTCGAAGCATACGCGACATTGAAAGCGAATGCGGTTCCAGGACCATACTTCGGCGTGTTCAATCCAAAAGCCATCTACAACATCAAGAAAACATTGACTAACACTTTCGTTAATCCAAATGCTTCTACTGTTGTTAACCAAGCGATGAGCGAAGGTTATGTTGGCAGAATAGCCGGCATTGACATCTTTGAAAGCTCAAACGTTGTTGAAGATTCAGCGACAGGCGTGACCAACGGTATCTTCTCAAGAGATGCTTTAGGTCTTGCAGTTGCTCAAAACATCAACATCGAGACTCAAAGAGATGCTTCACTAAGAGCTGAAGAAGTTGTTGCTTCTACAAGATACGGTGTATCTGTATTACACAACTCTTACGGTATCAAAGTGTTAGGAGACAACCAAATCAACTAATTGATTTGATTCCTCCAGACTCAAGAAAGGCCCAGTTGGTTTCCCCTTGCTGGGCCTTTTTTTACGACTATGATAATATGGTTCAATGGTCCATCACAGCGATCACTGGCACACACACTGCCAAGGCAGGCCGTGGAGATAGGCTGTAATCACATAGAAACGATCAGGCCCGTGGACGCCGTTTGTGCGTTCGACATCGAAGTGGTCAAACAACTCAAGATCACCAACAACACCAGATACTACACTAGGGCCGACGCCAGGATAGACGGATGGCGATTGGTCGATAATCACATAGTCAGTGGTGCCAACTCCGGCATACTGGCCTGCTGGGTGGCCGTCAATGAATTCAACT